CCAGTTGTATAAGTCCCTTAGATTATTTTTTTCGTACATTATTTCTCTCCCTTAGTTTTGGCTTTATCTTTTATAAAGCTCCTAGAGGATACCCTGGTGAATATCCTCCTAGAGTTTTACCTATTATAAAATAAAGATGTGTAAATATAATCGTATATTTCCTCTGCGTTGCACTTAGTACCATAAGAGGCAATATGATGTCCATTTACTGATACTGTTGTGCGAATATCATAATCATATAATTTTCCATAACTATCGTTAAAGTAAACATATACTGCTTTATATATTCTTGTGCCATCTTCTAGTGTTCTATGTAAGTATGTGTCCATAGTTCTATCAGCAACTTTTTTAATTGTTTCATCATCATTTGATTGTGAATAATCAATGTCAATGCTCCAACTTTCAGCACTTGCTTTATAACTCAAATCATTAGGAAACCTAAAGTCAGAAGTGTCTAACTTCTTGAACTCTACATTTTCCCAATTATCATGCAGTAGCTTTTGAAATCTAACGAGTGTATCGTTAAATAGTTTCTTATTCATTTTTTCTCCCTTAGTTATTGACCCACTAGATGTAGTACCACTATATGTGGTATGTACCCTAGATGTGTCATTTATTTTTTGCATACCATTTTATATCACATATCTATTATCTTGTCAACAACACTATACAAATAATATTATTGATTTGATTGCCTGGGTTTAATTATCTTTCCTTTAGTGTTCTATCTGCGTAGCAGATTACTAGCCAGGATTTAAATAATGGTGGGGGGTGGTTGTCAATTCTTTCCAATATCCATACAACAACACTACAGAATTACATAGCATTATAAAACAATAATTCAGCAGGATAAAACAACTCATCAAAACACATATAGAACTACACAAAACACTAAATAAACTAATGCAAATGTCAATCTAAAGGTTATATATTGTATATGTAGGAACTCTTTATTTAAAGGTGACAAACTGTATTAAAATACTGTTTAGTAAACATACTATATATTGTGTACTTTTAGTGACCTACTACATCTAGTGGGTGCACTATTACAGTAATATTGGTTAGTGTTACCTATCTGTTTAAGTGTATTCTTACACTCTTTACATTTCTTCAATAGTGTCTAGTCTAGCTGGTTTTTTATAACAGGCATCCAATGCAATGTAGTTGCGATTCTGCCTGATTACTTAGTTTGGTTAGACCTTGGGTAGCTTACTTGTCTTTCTAGTTGGTCAGGTTTCCCTGGTAAGCCTTTTGTGCTCCTGATGCCCTCTTTACCTGTATCTACTTACTCCTAAATAATATTTATAGTTGAATAATAACATGGGTTCTGTATAATACAAGTACTGTATGTGAAACACTAAATAATTCAGGAAATGGTTTTTCAGGCAACTGATTAGCCATTTTCTGTTATTATGAGAACAACATGATTCTTTATTCATGTTCCTCCCTGTATAGCCCTAGCTTGTCTAGGGTGTGCAAAATAAAAAATTTTTTTACGCCTCTAATAAACTATAAACTTGTTATGCTGCATATATGAAAATATTAAATTTGTATGCAGGAATTGGTGGTAATAGAAAACTTTGGGGAGAAAAACACAAAATAACAGCAGTTGAATATGATGAAAATATAGCTGCTATATATAAAGATTTATATCCTAACGATAATGTAATAGTTGCAGATGCACACGATTATTTATTACAAAATTTTAAAAACTATGATTTTATATGGTCAAGCCCACCTTGTCCTAGTCATAGTAGTTTTAGACAAAACATTGGTGTTAGGTATAGGAATGTTAAACCAATATATCCTGATATGAAATTATATGAAGAAATTATTTTTTTGCAATATAATTTTGACAAGTTATGGGTAGTTGAAAATGTAGTTCCTTATTACAAGCCATTAATACAAGCTACTAAATTACAAAGACATATGTTTTGGTCTAATTTTGATATTGAAGATATAAAAATAGAAACTGACAAGATAAGGTCAGCACAAATACCAGAACTGCAAAAATTGCATAAAGTAGATTTATCTCAATACAAAATAAAAGATAAAAGAAAAATACTTAGAAATTGTGTGCATTATAAATTAGGCGAACATATTTTAAAACAAGCTATTTGTTAGGTTCTTGTAAACCATCAGGCAGCTTTCTACCTTTGATTCTAGGAAATGATTTAGGTTTGTGATTATTACAATATCTATACTTGTTATATTTAGATATAACTGTGTCGCAAGTTTCCTTCAAACAAATTCTTCCACTACTATATGAAGTAGAGGGTTTGTAATTAGGATTTTTATTTCCTTTTATATAATCACTCATACAAGATATAGTATAGTTAGGAGAACTAAAACTTATGTATGGTTACAAGAAGAAGAAAAAGAAACCTGGAAAGAAAAAAGGTAGAAGATAATTTATGAAGATTAAAGGTGTTGATGTATCTAAGTTAACTAAGAGACAACAAGATACAATGAAAAAACATTCTAAACATCATAGTAAAAAACACATGCAGTATATGCACAACTCTATGCGTAGGGGTGCAACTTTTACACAGGCACACAACAGAGCTATGAAAGCAGTAGGTAAGTAGTGGCTGAGTATCGTGGGATGAAAGTTAAATTAAACAGTCCTACAGCTATTCGTAAAGGCGAACCAGGATATGGTCGTAAAAAATCTAAAGTCTTTGTAATGGATAATGGGAAAGTCAAAAAGATAATGTTTGGTGACCCTAATATGAAGATAAGAAAAAACAATCCTAAAGCTAGAGCTTCGTTTCGTGCTAGACACAAATGTAGTACAGCTAAGGATAAAACAACTGCACGATATTGGTCGTGTAGGGCTTGGTAAGGAGAAACTATGAGTTTATATAAAAACATAAATAAAAGAAAAAAAGCTGGTACAAGTAGGTCTAAAAAGAAATCTACTATAAGTGCTAAAAACTACAGGGAAATGCAAAAAGGTTTTCCTAATAGTAAAAAAAATAAAGCTAAAAGAAAAAGAAAATAATTATGCCTAGACCTAGGTGTAAAGTCAACGAAATAGTTGGTGAATCTTGTAGGAGGCAAAGAAGAGAAAGAAGTCCTTTCTGTACTCCTAAATGTAAATCTAGGTATCACTACGCAAAAAACAAAAAAAAGAAAACTCCAGTACCTTCAGGTAAATCTAGTACTAATAGAGGACAACACTATAAAGATTTTGTTACTTTGTATGCACAAAAAATAGAAGATAAAGTTTTTACACATCAACAAGTTGCTGACTTAATGGATATAGGAAGAGTTACTGTTACTGAAATGTATGCTGCTTTTAAAGAAGATAAAGCAATACTTGAAGCACAAGACAACTGGGCTATATCAGAAGATACAGTTGAATCATTAAAAGATTTTAAAGATTTTAGAGATAGGTATTTTAAAACTGAAACTGGTGACTTATACGAAACAGCAGAGTTCCATGAAAATTGGATAAACAACATTGTTGATGCTATAGACAATGGTAAACAACAAATGATACTAAGTCCTCCTAGACATGGTAAAACAGATTTATTAACACACTTTGCTGTATGGCAGATATGTAAAAACCCAAACATAAGAATTATGTGGGTAGGTGGTAATGAAGATATTGCTAAGAATGCAGTAGGTGCTGTGCTTGACCACTTAGAAAACAACGAACAATTAAACGAAGAAATAAATGGACCAGGAGTTAAGTTCCAACCTAAAGTTAGGTCAGGTAAATCTTGGTCATCAGGACAATTTACTATAGGTACTAGAACAGTTACAGGTATTAAATCACCTACTATGGTAGCTGTAGGTAAGGGTGGTAAGATACTTTCTCGTGACTGTGACTTAATTATTGCTGATGACATTGAGGACCATGGTACAACAATACAACCTAGTGCTAGAGAGCAGACAAGACAATGGTGGACAACTACTTTGTCATCTCGTAAAGAGGAACATACTGCTGTAGTTGTTATAGGCTCTAGACAACACCCTGAAGATTTATATAACTTTTTATTAGAAAACCCAGAATTTGAAACAATAGTAGAAGAAGCACATAGTTCAGAGTGTGTGTTACCAGAAACAGATATAGAAGAACATCAAGATTGTATGTTGTGGGCAAGTAAAAGAACTTTTAAATGGTTAATGTCACAAAAAAATAATGCTGACACTACAGGTGGTAGAGCTATCTATGAAATGGTATATCTAAACAAAGCATTTGTAGAAGGTATAACAATGTTTAACTCAGAAGATATAGACCAATGTAGGGATATAAACAGAGTAGTAGGACAGATACCAGCAGGTACGCATTTAATTGCAGGACTTGACCCAGCATCTACAGGTTTCCAGGCATGTTTCTTATGGGCAGCTAATCCAGAAACAGGAGAACTGTTTTTAGTAGATATAGAAAACGAACAAGGTGGTGGAATTATACAAGCAAGAAAATCTATAAAGAAGTGGTATGATAAATATAATTTATCTCATTGGGTTATAGAAGAAAATGGTTTTCAGAAAGCTATTAGACAAGATACAGAGTTAAAAGAATACTGCAGTAGATTTGGTATATATTTAGAAGGTCATCAAACACAAAAAAACAAATATGACCCAATTTATGGTGTTGGAAGTATGCAACAAATGTTTGAGCAAAAGCTAATAAATTTGCCTTATGGTGATACAGAAAGCGAAACTAAGAGTAATATATATCGTAGACAACTAATTTATTTTTCATCTGCTGCTAGTAGAGCTAGTAAAGCAAGAAACTATAAATCAGATGTTGTAATGGCTAGTTGGTTTCCATTAAAAGTTATAAGAAGATTAGGAAAAGAACGATTAGCTGAGGTAGGATTAGATTATGAACCAAGTTTTGGAGAATGGGATATAAGCGATATGAACGAAAGCCCTTGGGGTTAGAGTGACACCAGAAGAAATACAATACGCTATAACAAATTTGCACTTTGATAATCAGAGTGCATATTCTACTAGAGGTCGTATTCGTGCAATAATGAATGGTGGACCTGATGGTATACAAGCATTACTAGGAGATAATCTTAAAGGATTTCAAGATTGGCAAGTACCTGTACCTAACTTAATGATGTCAGGTTTAGAACACTTGTCACAAAAGATAGGTCGTATTCCAAACTTAAAAGTAGATGTACCTAATGGTAAAGACTCAGATAGAGCTAGAAACAAAGCAGAAAAGATAGCTCGTATTGTAAATGCTTATGATGACACGCAAAAATTAGATTTACAAATGCCACAAGTAGGTAGATGGCTACCTGGTTATGGTTTTGCTGTATGGGTTATTAGAGAGAAAAAAGGACCTGATGGTACGCCATATCCATGTGCAGAATTAAGAGACCCTTACAACTGTTTCCCTGGTTACTTTGGTGCAGACCAACAACCAAAAGAAATGGCTATTGTTCGTAGAGTTCCTAAAGAAGCTCTAGCAAGAACTTATCCTAAATCAGCAGAAAAAATTATGTCTAAAGATGGATATGAAACTAACACACTAGGTATAGGTAATGCCTATGCTTCTGCTTACACAGATTCTTACAATGGTAGTTGGGCTAACTCAAATGGCGAAGGTGACTTAATAGCAGAGTATTACAACATAGATGGAACATACATATTCCACATGACTTCTGCAACTATTCTTGACTTCATACCAAATCCACTAGATAGTGGACCTGCATTTGTTATTGCAAAGAAATTTTCTTTTGACAGATTGCAAGGACAGTATGACCAAATCATAGGACTTATGGCTTCTATGGCAAAGATTAATGTGATGTCAATAATAGCTATGGAAGATGCAGTATTTACTGAAACTAACATATCAGGAGAGATAGAGTCTGGACAATACAGAAAAGGTAGATTTGCAGTTAATTATCTTGCTCCTGGTACACAAGTTTCTAAACCAGCATCTAATGTTCCTTATCAGATATTTCAACAAATAGACAGAATAGAAAGACAACTTCGTGTTGGTGGTTCTTATCCTGTTACAGATGATTCACAGTCACCACTTAGTTTTGCAACAGGTAGAGGATTAGAGGAACTAGGTGCATCTATGTCACTAATGATTAGAGAGTATCACACAGTTATGGCAGATGCTATAGAGATGATTGATTCTAAAAGGTTAGAGTGGGATGAAAAAATGTATGGTGGTAAATCTAAAGACTTATCAGGATATTACAATAATCAATTTTATTCAGAAAAATATGACCCTGTAAAAGATATATCAGGTTCTTTTAAAACCAGAAGAGTATATGGAGCTATGGCTGGATATGATGAGCCACAAAAAATAGTAACAGGGCTGCAATTACTCCAAGCAGGTATTATTGATACACAAACACTACAAGAAAACCTAGATGGTTTAGATAATATTGTTAGAGTAAATGAAAGAATTACAAAAGAAAAAGCAGATAAAATACTTTTTGATACATTATTGGCTCAAGCACAACAAGGAGACCCTAAAGCTACTATGGCTGTTGTGCAGATAAGAAAGAATCCAGATGATATGCAAAACATTTTGGATAAGTTCTTTACTGCAGAAGAACCAGAAATACCAAGTGCAGAACAAGAATTGCTTGGAGGAGGTTCCCTACCACCACAGGGTCCTCCACCAGGCATAGCACAGTTATTACAAGGTATGGGTGGATAATGTCAATGAATAAAGATTTTGCAGATATAGTACACAATTCGTTAGGTGATATTGATGAAAAAGGTGATGCTATTATTTTTCAATCTGAAGATGAAGCAAAAATATACCATGACCAAATGCCACCATTAGCTTTTCCTTTTGGTTATATGATTATTAGTTCTACATTTATGTTTTATGATGATGAGGAGAATGAAGATGGCAACGAGGAGTTCTAGTAACAAAGGTCAAGCCACAGCAAGAGAGTCTACTTTAAGAAATAGACAATCTGCTGCATTTGATGGTAGAAGTACAAATGTACAACCTGCAGCAATTAATACAAATGACAATACACGAGGAATTATACCTGGATTAACTGCTGGTATGACTTATGGCGAAGGTGAAGATATCAAAAACCAAGTTGCAGAAGGTGGAGGTTTACCTGCTACAGCAAGAGAGACAACTTTAAGAACAAGACAAGTAGATTTTTTAAACAACAATATTGACAGAGCTACAGAACGAGAAGAAGAAAGTATAATGACTGGTGCTGAAACAATTCAACCTGGTAATTATGCAGTTTCTAATTCACAAAACTTTCCTATTGCTAGACCTGGTACAGAGTATAAAAATGCAGATATGGTTTCTGCTTATGTACAATCAGGTTTTAATGATGATATTTTAAATATATTAATTAGAACTACCTAATGGTATATCCAGAGTATAGCCAATCTAAAAAGGCAGAACAAAATTCTATTACAGATAAATATCTTTTAGACAAACAAAAAGAAGTAAAATTTAATTCTGTAACACCACAAGAAGCAGAAAACATAAAGCAGTTAGCTAGTGTATATAGTTTTGCACCTTCTGGTCTTTTAACAGAGTTAGGAAAAAATGGTTTAAATGTTAAACAAGCAGAACCTTATGTTTTATCTTATGTAAATAGTTATGCAAATGATGGTAGAACTATTAGAAACAATGCAAGAGATTTTCAGTTATCTAATGCAGGTATATATAACTGGATGCAAACATTAGAATCTGCAGGTAAAAGAGCTGCACAAGATGATAGAAATGTATTTGAAAAAACTAAAGGGCAGTTTAAAAAATTTGTACAAGTTGCATCAACTGGTATGGCAGCTTACCCACAATTTGTAAGTAGATTATTAAAAACTTATATGATTGCTAGAGGTGAAGCAATTAAAAAATCTGTAGAAGAAGGTCAAGATATATCTTATATAAAAAATGGTGAAGAGTATTTAGACTTAACAAAAGCATTTACTAATCCAGTATTTATGAAAGAATTTTTAAATCAAGTAAAACCAGAGTACACAGGTGGCAAAGAAGATTTAACAAAAGATTTTATACCTTTTTTTGATGGTGGACCAGCATTTGAAAAAGCAGGACCATCTGCGTTAACAGTTGGATTTGAACAATTTGGTGATAAGTTTTTTGATTTAGAAAGACCAGGAGATGAATCAGGATTAGGTAACAGTTGGTTTCCATATTTTGGTTCTGGTTCTGAAGCATGGGATGAATCAAATAGAAGAGGACAGTTGTATGCTAAGTTTAAAGGTTCAGCTTTTTCTGCTACTACAGAAGCACAACCTGTAACAGCAGGAGGTTTAGTAGCAGGTGAATTTGTAGATGCTAATACAAACGCATATAGAAATATATCTGGTGCTATTGATGGTTTATTATTTATAAGAGGTGATTTGGGAAACAAACTACAAGGTATTTCACAAAGCACTAGACAAAGATACAAAACATTTGGACTAATAAAAGAAGTAGGTAAAGATGGAGTTACTAGATTAAGAACTGTTAATAGAGAAAAGGCTATTAATTATTTTCTTAAATCAGATGAAGGTGGACAAATAATGAAAGCCTGGTCTGAAAATTTAGATGACACAAACTTAATTGTTAAACACTTTACTCCAGAAATGTCACAAGATTTAATTAGGGCAAGTAATTTAGGAACACCAAAACAAAAAGAACAAGCAGTAAGAAATGCTTTTGAGAAATGGGTGTTTAGTGACCCTAAAGGAATGCCTAGTATGCCACAAGGGTATCAATGGAATAAAACTGTAGAAAGCATTGGTCTTAATAAAATATTTAACAACTTATCTAATAACAAAGAAAAAGAAAAAGCAAGAAGGCTTTGGGGTGATTGGACTCCTAAAGATACTTTTGTATGGCAGAATCAAGCAGAAGTAATTGAAAATACAAGAAGATTTATTATTAATTCAAGAATACCTTCTACACAAGGAAACAAATTATTATCAAGTTTTGTTAATGCTACACTTCAAAATACAAATCCTGGTATAGGTTACACAACACAAAAACAGGTATTTAATAAAATATTAGATGCTGCTGGTGAAGCAATGACAGAAGCTAAGGAAAGACCAGATGTTATTGAATCTTTTTTAGATATTACAAAAGGTAACTTAAGAGGATTTAGTACAGAAAATGTAGGTAGTTATTGGGTTAGTGATATATTAAGTTGGCACAATGTTAAAACAGCTACTAATAAAGCTATAAAAGGTTTTGAAGGAATATTTCCTGGGCAACGAGCTAAGTTAGATGATTTGGGTAAAGAAATTGTTATTGATGGTCAACCACAAAAAGTGCCAACACCTCATTTAGCACAACAATTACTTAAAGAAAGTATAACTGTTCCTGATATGAGAAGTATTAGAAATAGTACAGGTAGAGTTTCTAAAGGTATTAGAAATATGGAATTAGCTTATGGTAAAAAAATTGCACAAGGTATTGATAAATATTTTGACAAAGATTTAGTTGCTACAGGATGGTTTGAAAAAAGTAGAATTATTGATAGCCCTAGATTAGCTACTCGTTCTCTTATAAATTTAATGTGGGGAGTACAAAAAGGTATATGGACTCCACTACAGTTAATTACGAGAATAGCTTTTCCTGTAAGAATAACAAGTGATGGTCAAGCAAAATTAGCAGCAGATGGTTATCCATCATTATTTAAACATCCTATGGAATATTTTGGTTTACTGTTAGGAAAAAATAATAAAACATTATCAGGAGAAGTTGTTACAAAAACAGAGGCTTTTGGTAG